ATAATACAATAATAAATAATATATTTAACATATTTATTCTATTTATATTTTACACTAGATTTACCGGTTGGAGTAATGGGTTTAGGAATACTACCCCATGCTTCTTTATTAACATTACCTGTTGGATCAATTAATGTAGATTTATTTCCACCACCTTTAAAAGAAGATTTTTCATGAGCTTCATTTTCTTTTTGATAAAATTCATTTATTTTGTTAAAAGTAAATTGGCGCAACCATCTAGGCATAGCATAAATAGTTGGCCAATCATATCCTCCTTTTCCATGAAAGCAAATCTCATGAATTTGGGTAAATAAATTTGCTCTCGCTATTGGAGCAGTATCAGAAGTCAGGCCAAAAAAACCTAAGCCCAATTGGGATATCGACTCTATTTTCACTCCCGTCGGGAAAAAAAGTTAGATCAACATCGGGTTGATTTTCTTTAATATGTTTTCTTAATTCCCTCGAGTCTCGAGCTAGTAAATGATTATCAACAAATTCTCGAATTGCTTTAATTTCCCTATCTCCATCAACTGATGTAATCATGTATTTGAGGCGAGTGGAGAGTTCAGGAGATAAATTTTTGTTGATTTTTTTCAATCCATCCAATTCAGTTTGAATCTTTTGTTCATCACCATGAGTTAGAATTTTATAAGTAATATTAACGCTTGTTGACGGTAGAGTATAATTAAATTCGTTAACTCCTTTATTTGAATGTTCAAATGGTTTATTATCAATACCTGATAAATCTACAGTATATTCTGTTCCATCATAGTCAAATGAATAATCTTTACCATATCCTAAAACACGAGCAGCAACCATTATTGCATTTTTATCTCCTACAATTAGATCATTGTAGTTAATTTTAGAAACAATAAGTGCTTGTAATAGTTTATCTAATACTATACCTTTCTGAATATATGATTGATTAGTAAGGATGTCTTCTTCCTTAGCTGTCATATATTTCATTTCAATTTTTCCACTTGATAGGGGATTTTCTTCTGGGTAAATTAAGCCTTTTGAAGGTAATTCAATAACTTCTGTTGGGATGTTGTTTTCCATAAATTTTATTTAATGTAACTTATTTTATTATAAATATAGTGAAAATAAAGAAGCTCACCAAGTTCAGGTGAGCTTTCTTTAATTTGTTTTTGGTTGAATTAGAAATTCAAGATACAATAATCCATTCCTAAGTTAACAGTCAATTCTTGAGCTGCTGCTTCATCATCCCAACTGTAATCACCAAAATTAGCAGATTTAATAAATGCTCCTTTGATAATCCATTCTGAAACGATATCGCCTACAGGTCCTAGAACGTTGATAGTTACATCTTTCTTATAGAAATCAGAGTAACCATCTCTTCCTGTAACAGATTCGTGATGTAAACGTACCCATTCCATTACTGATTGAGCACCAGATGGAGTGATAGGATCAAACAATGTCATTTCAATATCATCCCATAATGCTTTACCTTTGATTTTACGGTAAACGTTAATATGGTTTAATTTAATTTCATCCATTGTTACTCCTACAGCACCAATCTTTTTAATTGTATATGAGGGAATACCATCAACATACATGATAAAGCGATTCTTTACCTTAGGTTCAAATGCTGTGAAAAATATTTCGTTTGGTGATAAAATTGCCATTTTCTTTTATATTTTTTATTTATTATAAATATGTATCTATTTTATTTTTACGCTGGGAATGAAGCACCAGTTGGAGTAACGTTGAAATCTAAGTAGATAAATTCAGCGGTTTTAGTTGGTTGTAAGTATATTTGACCAACTAACTCGTTTCTGTCGATTACATCAGGAGTATTGTTTGTATCGTCCATAATCACTTTAAACGCGTATAATCCTTGGCGTTGTTGAACGCTTGTTAAGTAAGGATTAACTTGGCTTAAGAATTGATTTCTTGTTGCAATTGAGTTTTGTTCAAACACTAATGTATTTGCAATTTGAGAAATATATGATTTAAGAGCAATTAATAAACGACGAACATTTACACGATCAAGAGCAGATGCTCTTAATTGAAGTGTTTTCTGACCATATACTACTACCCCTTGTCCTGGGAATGTTGCAATTGGATTTACTTTAGCAGCATATAAATCATTACGATTACCTTGTGATAATTTTTTCTCTGCTCTTACTACTGTATTTAATCCTCCTCTATTAATACCTGCTGGTGCAAACCAAGGTTCTGCTACCGAATCATTATAAGCATAAACACCTGCAATTGAAACTGAGGCCGGTACCCAAACATATTCGCCTGTTGAAGGTTCAACTACTTGTACCCATGGCCAATACATAGCTCCGTATGAAGTATCTCTAGTACCTGCTTCTGTAGATGCCTGAGAGATATTTGAATTATATGCTACTGGATCAATTACATAGATAAAATCCCCACGATTTTGAGCAATTTGAATTAAATCACCAATTGGGCCTGTATAGTTTGTATTGTATAATCCTGGAGTGAATAATATATTAAATTTGTAATCATCAGTATTTGCAAGTAAATTGATCATATTAGTATAATCAGATCCTACTAATCCTTGAGTGTTTATGTTGTTAATGTTATTATAGAAATTAACTCCACCCGGGATATTACCAATTGCACCACCAAATGCTCCTGAGATATTTAATGGGATTGATGATGTAAATTGTGGTTTGAAAATTCCAGCATTATCAAAGAAATTAGGTGTTGTATAATTTACAGCACTTACTCTTAAATAATTTGATCTATTAGCAAAAGAACCTGAGAATACAATTTGAGAATTTACTGAATCATAAACCTCTCTAAAGTCACCAATTACACGAGAAATATAATTTGGTGAATTTGGATCTAATGTTAAATTAGTCCATGTTTCCAATACTACAGGTTGAAGAGCACTATCATTACCTCTTCTAACTAATATATCAAATGTTCCAGAAGCTGATCTAGCATTTACGACTTGCCATCTTATGTTATTTTCTGAACCGCTAGGTAAATTTCCACCTGCTGTTTCAGTGCTGGTACTATTCATTATAATACCTTCAGAAAATGTTTCTAAAGTAAAGGGTGTTGCTGATGTTCCTCCTGAAAGTGTAACTGTAGTACTTCCTGAAATAAATGTGTAAAAATTTCCTAAATATCCTAAAGTAGAATCAAACTTAATACCAGTAGCTGGAGAACCAGAAACACTGGATGTCATGAACTGTAAGGCGGAATATGAAGATGCACTAGCATTAAAAGCTGCTACTACTGCTGCTGTTGTTAAAATATTAGTTGAACCTGATGCTACATAAATTATTGTACTAGTATTTGCAGGAACTGTACTTCCTGTTACTTGAATTGTAATTCCTCTTACACTTAATGAAGAAGATCCTACTATTGATGCTGAGTGCAAATAAGCAAAATCAGCATTTGCTGATGCTGTAGTAAGAGTTATATTATTAAATACTCCAGAAGATGTTGCTGGTGAATAAGAATTTCCTGAACCTGATACTACTCTAGCTACTAATAATGATTGACCTCCATTAGCAAAATAATTATATGCTGTAATAGAGGTAAAATAAGTGTAGTTTTTCTTTTCATTAACACTACCACTTTCTAAAGTAGTACCAAAAATATTTTGAAATTGATTCCATGTAGTTACTACTGTTGGAACTTCTACGGGGCCTTTAACGGTTGGTCCAATAATTGCTGCTCCTACAGTAACTGGTCTTTTTTGTACAAAAGAAGAATCATTCTCTCTTGCTAAGACACCGGGTGATATTAGTACTTCTGCCATTGCTTTTTAGTTATTTTAATTTATTATAAATATGGCAAAACCTTTTAAAAATATTAGTTACTTATAAATTCTCCTTTTTCAAGGTTAATAGATCCGTCACCATATTTTTGTTGTAGTGTTTCACCTACCTTAATTTCCTCTTGACGTAGTTGTTGTAATTTGGTTTTGAGTTGTTCTTTTTGAAATTCAAGATCTTGAAGTCTTATTTCTAAAACTCCAAACTGTTCAACTAGTTGAATTCGTTTGTCTTGAATTAATTTTAATGATTGAATTTCTTCTTGTGTTAAAACTTTTGTTGTCATAAATTTTATTTGTTATTTTAAATTAATATAAAAACCATTTATCTTGTTGTGAATTATATACCCATGTTATTTTCTCTCCAGCGGCATAAGTAAATGTTGGTGTTTCTATCCTATAAGTAGCACCACCATGTTCTATTGCTGTTAAAGTACCATTATAATTCTGGACAAATTTTACTGTTAATTTACTACCTTCAAGTGCTTCAGATTGGATTGGGAAACTGAGGGAAACTGTTAGAAATGCACCACCTGAAATATCAAATAATAATATTCTTTCATTTGCGTATATTTCAGGGAATTCATAATTTCCAGTCCAAGAAGTAAGGTATTTAGTGTTAGCTCCGGTTTGTACTTCCCAAACCGCAGCACTAGTACTTGCATCAGTACAAACATATGTGATTCCGTTATCTAAGGTCCATCTAGAACCTATAATATATCCTTTTGTATCATCATCATTTGCAGTAGGAGTTACTGTTAAATTATATAATGACTCACGAATAGTAAAACCATTTTGAGTCATTACAAATAATCTACCTGCATCCCATTTAAGTTCATAATCAACGGAACATTTTAATGCTATGCCTCCATTACCACTTAATCCGGCGTCTGTGGTTCCTTCTTTTAATCTAGATCCATTATAAAAATTAATTATGGAACCTGAGTCCATTGTTCCTCCTGCTAATGGAAGATAACTTTCTCCTCCTCCACCAACAGCAGCAGAAGAAGTATAAGAAAATTGACCTGAGGATGAATCAAAAACTACTATATTAGTTAATGAGGAAGCTGAGGGCATACTAGGAATAGATAATGAACCAGTTCCTGTAACTGTTATTTGATCTGTTGAAAAAGCCATAATTAACTAAATATTCCGGATTGTATGTAAATTGTTCCGTTCCATTTTTGAATAACTAAATCTGAACCTGAAGGGGCTATTCTCCAACTTCCCACTGATCCACTTTGTCCAAAATATATTGCACTGTCTCCATTTGTGGATGATGAGCCGCTAGCTATTGTCAAACTTCCTGATGTTATAATACTTCCTGAGTTTGATAATACACCAGATGGTACATCTAATTTCATTTTTAATCCACCAGATACAATTCTATAACTACCAGTATAATGCCATTCAAATGATGATGCACCTAGAGTACCTACTATAGCATTAATATGTTTCATTGGTCTATTAATATCACCAATAGGACCTCCAGGGGCAGATACAGGGGATGTTATAATTAATGTACTTCCTGAATAATATGAATTTTGGGAGTATCCTTTTGGTGCAGCAGCCAAATATAGAAAAGAACCAGAAATTCCATTACCTCCAACTACTGTAAATCCTGTTTCCGTGCTAGCACCATTAATTCTATTTTCAAAAGTAGGATAAAACCCTCCATCTAAACTATTATGTACATTAAATGATCCTGTTAATGTTGTAGAACCTGTTACTAATAATGAACCGGTTAATCTAGCTGCATTATTTGTGTAATCAAATGTAAATCTATTTGAACCACTAAAAGCTGATCCACTATTAAATTGAATATGTGTGTCTGATCCTCCAATAGAACCTGTAATTGATATTATAGGTCCATTATAATTTATTGCTTGGATTCTAGGACCTGCTACTAAATTTACGTACGATGATGAAATGGCTTGAGAGGCTGTTTGTGCCCAAGAGGCTGTTCCGAATAACGAGCCTGTAAGTGAACCTGTGAATGAACCTGTTGCTCTTAATATAGTTCCATCATATGTTAAAGTAGGAACACCCCCAAAGGCATTAGAATTATTATATTGTATTTGAGTATCTGAGCCTCCAGGTGAAGTTGGTCCACCTCCTCCACCTCCACCAATTGCATTAGATGCAGTGTAGGTTACTAAACCTGTGGTTGAGTTATAGGTTAGTACTTGATTTGAACCACCTGATTGGGCTGCTCCGCTTACATATAGTGAACCACTTATTTGAAAATCATTACCTGCTGCAAATATTAAGTTTTTTCTATTTGAATCATCAATACCATTTCCTATTATAAATGCCCCTTGTGCAGATGAGGATATATTAAATAAACCTTGTACATGTTGATACTCTCCTGCAGCTATTGTACCTCTACCCTCGGTATGTGAGTAGTCTCCTGAGCTACTTAATGTTTGAGTTTCTCTACCTTCAGTGTGAGAATACCATCCGGATGCCGTGGTTTGAAATCCTTCTGAGTGGGCTACTTGTCCTGTTGCTATTGTAGAGTTACCTTCAGCGTGTGAATAATCACCAGAAGCTGTAGTTAGCCAGCCCTCTGCATGAGACCATCGTCCTTGAGCTAAAGTAGCATTCCCCTCTGCGTGAGTGTGTGATCCACTAGCTCTTGTGTTTATTCCCTCGGCATGTGAATAAGATCCAGAAGCCAAAGTATTTTGGCCTACAGAGCGAGAATAATCTCCCGAAGCAGTTGTTCTAAGTCCTGCTGCATAAGAAAACCTACCTCTTGCGATATTTGCATTCCCGTATGCACTTGCATAATCTCCAATTGCTAAATTATTAGCCCCCTCAGTATAAGAAAATGCCCCACTGGCTATTGATCCTGATCCTCTCGCAAACGAATGTAAACCAGAAGCGGTTACTTGGAATCCTTGTTGTAAACTTTGACTTTCATAAATATAAGTCAAATTAGCAGATCCAGAAAAAGTAGATCCACTATTGAATTGAATGTGTGTGTCTGAACCCCCTATTGACCCAGTAATTTCAATTGCTCCTGCATTATAATTTATTGCTTGGATTCTAGGACCTGCTACTAAATTTACGTACGATGCAGTAGTAGCATATGAACTACTTACAGCTTGTGATGATGAATATGCCCAAGAAGAGGTACCTATTAAGATAAAACCTGGATTCATGGTTATATTACCTACCATAGGATATGTACCATCTAGCATAAGATATCTAGCATCTGCAGCGGTTTGATCTAGTGGGGCAATTTGATACCATTGTTGGGATCCTGAGCTCCATATAAAACTATCACCATTATTTCCAGGTGTGCTATCACCTGATATAACCCATACTAAACCATCAGATAATGAAGCTGTTACTGCTCCTGAGCTACTTATTACTAATGAAGCTGAGGTACCAGTTACAGTTGCTGATAATCCAGTTACTATGTTACCAGTAATTGCATCTGGAGAATTTCCATTTACTGTTCTAGCAGATGCTGTTAAAGACATTCCGTTTACTATTATCCCTAATCCATTTAAAGTAACATATGAAGCTGTTATAGCTTGGCTAGCACTATAAGCCCATGATGAAGTTCCATAAAGTGAACCAGTAAACGATCCAGTAAATGATCCAGTTGCTGTTAGGTTAGTTCCATCAAATGTTAAGGTAGGAACACCTTCAAAAGCACTAGCACTATTATATTGGATTTCACCAGGATTTCCTCCTGGGATTCCTGGTCCTCCTGATCCAGTATCTATTAGAATAGGAAATGTTGTTCCATCTCCTTTTGTAAATGTAATTTCATTTGAATTAACTGATGCTGTTGTGAGGAAACTTCCAGTTGGAGTTATAGATCCAGTATTTATAGTTATTGGAAATGTTGTTCCATCTCCTTTTGTAAATGTAATTTCATTTGAAGATACAGAAGCTGTAACTAAAGCATTTGGAGTAAAAGAAGAAGTTGCTGCTATTCCATTTAAAGATCCACTAAATGAACCAGTAAATGATGTATTTCCATTTCCAGAACCACCAACACTTCCAGTTATTGAATTAACTGGACCTCTTAATGCATTTATAATTGCTCTAGCTATAAAACCAGAATCACCATCATTTAAAAAAGGTATACTACTCATTTTTTATTATAAATATTATGTATTTTTAATTTCATTTATGTTGTTTATTACTTGTTCACTTACTCTTATCTTAACTACATCTTGTAATTTTTTTAATGCTGTTACATCTTTTTGTAATACATCAGGAATAATATATCCGTTCATTTTAATACTAAATGTACTACTTACTACTCTTTCTTCTTTATCTGCTAGTTCTGTTTTAATAGCAAACGAATCAATCATCGCTCTAAACTGGAAACGAGCAGGATCGCCCCAATATGAATCAGAAGCGTATTCAATTGCTTCAATAATTTTATTGAGCTGATCCATGTAGTAAGTATTGATGGTGCAGGTATAAGTTACTGTGATGTAATCTGGGACTACAATTGCATAGTATTGTTTTTTAGGTCTAACATTATTCAGAACACTAAAATTATCGTATGCGTTTTTAGGGTTATAACTTTTTCCTTGTATTGAAATATTGTTTGGATTATTTGCATCTAATTTATTAGCAATTGTTCTTACTTTATCAATATTGTCTCTTTTGAACATGATGATAGGCATCATAATTCTACCTTGAGAATCTCTAAAATAGCCAAATTTTTGAAATGAAGCCCATTTTTCCGGTGAACCATAAATTATTGGAACTTCAATTCTTGTTCCATTTTGTATTACAAATGGTTTAATTACATTTGCAAAGTAATACATTATGGATTCATCAATATCTTGAATACCAATTGAGAATGGTTTTGTAGTATCTCCTGTAAAGGAAACTTGATCTCCTCTGTTAATACTGTTAGCACTATTAGGATTTCCCATCTCAGTATCAGACGCTGTATGCTGTTTGGTACTAAGTTCTCTTTGCGTTTTAGGAATTGGAGTTCTACTATTTTTAGCCATTATAATAGTCTAGTTCTTTGTATGTTAACTCTATCTGCTGGAACATAATGGCAATCACATGATATACCAACATTGTAACCAAAATTCTCTAATCCTGGATTTAATGGGTTTGGATTATTTGGATATTCTGGATCTTTACCTACAAAATATTGTGTTGCTCTTGCATTATCTACTTCCCAATAACTTTCATGATATAATATAATGTCTCCTACTTCAGGAACCAAGTTTGCTTCAATTAAATCATCACGTAAAAATGCAAATGAAATAGGCCAATCAAAGTTTACACCTAAATCACTAGTAGGATTTGAAGTGGTTTCAACAGTAATTAATGCGTTTAATAAAACCGGCCCATCAAAGAATTTTCCACCAGATGCTTCACCATATATATTAATAGATGTTTCTTTTAACTTATATTTGTAAAAAGCACACTGTTGGGTTATTATATCCCCCATCAGTTCTCTATTCATTCTTCTTATGAATGAAACATCTCTTGAAGATCCAAATATTGCCATTTTATCCTATAAATATTACCATTGGTGATTTTGAAAGTTCGCTCATTGCTGAATCGCTTTCTGCTTGTTTTCTTGCTAATAATGCTTGACGAGAAGTTTCATCAAAATATACTCTTAATCTTTCAAGTAATGCTGTTTTATCTGTCGTAGCGGATGCTAATAGATCAGATTGATTTAATGTAATTTCTCTATTTGGAATAGGAACTTGGGTATATTTTCCACGAACATATCCTAGCATTTCTTTACATAAAGCTAATGTATATTCAAATATCCATTGTCTTCCTATTGAATTAATTTGAGAGTATACTGGGTTAGTAAAATTAGCATTTGATGCATTTGTTACTTGACCTGGGGCTTGTCCTACAACACTATTATTTCTTTCTTCTATACTAATATATTGAAACCAAATATGACTATCGTCATGAGGAGGTATAGGGAATATTCTTAATTTATTATTTATTAGTTCAAATGAATAATCAGATAAAGATACTTGATTTTGCATTTCAACTGCTTGAGTAGTTTGTACTAATAGACTTGTTGGATACATTAAAAATCCAGTTGATCCAAATAACCCATATGCACCAACAGCTGGAACTCCTCCTAAACCTGAAAATATACTTAGATTATACACTCGATTAACTGCTGGAGGGGGTTGCCAAAATATTCTTTTAATTTCCATTCCTCCAGTTACATTATTTTCTATGGCCCATAAGTTAAAATCATAATCTTGAACCCCAGCTGTAGTTTTAAATGAACCACTATACCAAGTAATATTTCCTCCAACTCCTGCTTCAGAGCCATATTGTTGGGATAATCTAATTACTCCAGCCATTGAAGGTGTAGTAACAACATGATTCATATTTGAAGCAGTAGAAGAGCCAATTACATTTAGTAAATTATCTCTTAATTGAAAAGCATATAATTCATTTCCATATGTGGTAATGGCTTCCTCAAATGCAGCATAAAAATTTAAATCCTGCAATTCAACATCCATGATTGGATATCCTAATCGTCTAGCACAAAAAGTTGTTACCTTATCTGCATCTGCTTGAAATTGTGGATCAAAATCATAAAATCCAAATGGAGTTTCTCCTGGGAAAAATGATGAGCTGCCTGGGTATATAGGAATATTCATTGGAAAGTCAATTTATTATAAATATTGACTTTTCCAATTTAATTTACAAATGTGTAAGATGTAGTTCCTGGTCTTGTTCCTACATTCCAATTTCTTGTTGTTGCACCTACTGTACCACCAAATGTCCATACTGTTTGACCTCCTGATGAATCTATACGTGTACCATTAACATATATTAATGTTTGTGTTGCTCCTGGATCTAATGTCCATATGGCAAGATTAGTTGCATCAGATGATACCATTGTAGGTCTTGCTGTAGTAGCTAGCCCTCCTGTGATACTTACTCCTGTTCTAGTTCTGTATGTTACTCCTTGTTGTAGTGTGATGTTAAATGTTCCTGCTGCGGAACATATTAAATTATCACAATCCCATCCAAATGCTCCTGCAAATGTAGCCCCAAGACCAGTAAGAGTTAAGTTGCTACTTATTCTTATAGTTCCTCCATTTATAGTTAATGTTGATACAGGAATATTTAAGTTAAAAAATGCATTAGTAGGAACATTATTAACTATTGTTGGAGAACCTGCTAACGTAAGAGTATTTGAATTGGCTGCAAAATTAACACTACTATTTAATGTTAATGTTTTACCAGTTGCTCCCCAACTTAATGTACTTGCTGGTGTAACTACAGCTACACCTAATTTAGAAATAGTTAAATCAGTAGCTATAGTTCCACTTATTGTTGCATTATTTGAACCATCCATTATTAATGTTGCATCGCCACCAATAGTACCAGTATGTATTAGACTACCACCAACAAATATATTAAACACCCCAACAGTTGTTATATTTTGTGCATTAGTAAAATTATTAGTAAAAGTGAAGTTTGATTGTAATGTTATTGTAGTTGAATTAACAGTTGTGACATTAAAAAAGCTAATTTTATTACCACCTGTAGATGTTCTATCAGTATCTAATGTACAAGCAGATGGTCTAAAAACATGCCCTGCTGTAACACTTACCATTCCTGATGTTAATCTTAATGTACCCGAAGAAATTTGTAATAATGTAGGTAAAGTAATAGTATTAGTAACAGCAGTATTTATTATTATAGTAGAGCTAACGAATATACCATTTAAACTTCCAACACCATTAAGAATATATGTAGATGTTGATGATAAAGTCGGACATATTAAACTTCCTCCAATTGTAATATTAAATGTTCCATTTATAGTTAAGTTAACTAATGCGGTAAAACTACCACTTATAGTCCAAGCATCACCCCATGTATGTGTTGCATTTAAATTAATTTGAATACTTCCAGGCCATGTTACTCCATTTGATGTTAATGTATTTCCACCTGCTGTTCTAATTAATGTCCCGGTGCCTGTTACAGTCATTCCTGTGCCTAGAGTAAATACTCCACCTGCAACAGATATATTGTTAGTTCCTAATGCCCAAGTTTTGGCCCCATAGCTTGTTGCATTGAATGATAAACAAGTACCTGCAACATCGAGATTACAGTTAGGGCTTGAAGCATCAAATATAACATCATCAGCAGCAGTTGGAACAGTTTGTCCTCCAGCCCCACCAGAAGTTAAACTCCAATTAGATTGTGCACCAGTTTGTCCCCAATTATTATTTAATCCACCATTTACAAAATACCTTAATGCCATATCTTAACAAACGTATGTATAGGCAGTAGTTGCTTGGGCACTGCCTGTACCCCAATTAGTTGTTCCAGTTAATATTCCTCCAAATGACCAAATTGTTGCCCCTTGAGAACTATCAATTCTAGTACCATTCACATAAACTAGTGATTGTTGTGCTCCATTATTTAAAGTCCAAATTGATTGAGTTGTTGCATTATCTGAGGTCATTGTAATTCGTGAAGCAGATGTACCTAATAAACTTGCTGTTGAAGTTGTTCTATATGAAGCACCTGATGAACTATTGGCTAAAGTAATTGTTCTATTTGGTGTTGAACATAATAGATTTGCACAAGTCCAACCTGCTGTACCTGTAAATGTTGTACTTCCTGTAATTGCTAATGTTTGATTATTTGAAATAGAAATTGGGGTGTTTATTACATATGTAGCAAGACCAGGAAGTATTAAATTATAAAAAGACATCCCACTCATTGTAACTGCAATATTTGCAGGTACTGAAAATGTAGAAGTACTAGTATTAATAGTTCCGGCAGTAAAGGTAAGACTTCTACCTGCAGCACCCCATGTAATTGTTGCTGCTGTTGGAAGTGTTACTGTTGCTCCATTTTTATTTACAATAATACTATTTTGATAAGTTCCAGCTCCCCAAGTTGTATTTGTACCACCTTCTAGTTCAATTATTGAAGTTCCACGCAAAGATGTAGAAGTACTTAAATTTCCGTTTACGAATATTTTTGCGCCATTAAATTCATTTTGAGTTGAACTAAAGTTACCTAAAAATTCTATTGGCCAAGTTATGGTTGTTGATTGATTACTTAAACCA